AAGATTCACAATTTCAATTGCCAATGCGTTTACGTTTCTGGTTCTACTCTATTTATTGTTCTATTCGGATGTTAAAGAATCGAGTCGTGATTTGGTTAATATCCTTATGGGAGCATACGTTGCAGTTCTTGCAAAGTCTACTGACTACTGGTTTCGTGAAAAGAAAGATCATGAACATGAAGAAGAAATGGAATCAAGCAAAGCAAAGTATAAATTAAAAAAGGGTAAGAATTAGGAGGCTTCATGATTCATTTACTAGAGAAATTTAAAAACTTATTTAGTCCATCAAAAGAAGAAGTAGAGTTGGTTGAAAAATATAATAAAAATATTGAAGCTAAAAAAGCATTAACTATCGAAGATTTCGATGTAGTTAAAAAGAAAAGAAATAAAACCTTAAGCTCTAACTTCTAATGGCTAATGGAAATGGAAATAACGCCATGCAAAACATGGCGGAGCATACACTTGTCAAGACATTTACGCCTCTTGTTGTTGCTGGATTACTAGGAATTGTTGGATGGTTATTCGCTACTGTTATGGATGTAGAGAAAATAGCTCGTGACAATAAACTTCATATTGAACATCTACATATGGCAGAAGGGAACTTTGAAAGCCAAATGAAAGATGTAGAATCAACTCTTACTGATCTAAGGATTAGTGTGGGTAGAAGAGATCCAAGAGATAGGTTTAAAAATCATTAATGGAAAATAATATGTCGGTAAATAACATCCTGTTAGTCATCGGTAGTTTAGTAATAGGTTCTGTTACCTGGTTATTAATTACAGTTTCAGAGTTAAGTGGGGATGTTAAGGTTATAAAATATCAAGTTAATCAAAATAGTGAAGACTTGAAGATTTTAACAGCAAAAAAATGAAGTATTTCATATTTATGTTTATGTTAATGTTAATAGGGTGTGGTAGTAAAAGTACAGGTTCACTAAATATTGGATACTGGAAAGATACTTATCCACATAATGTTTCTGAATGGCAATGTATAGAATCATTTAAACCACACAGGAATAAGGAGTGTTAATATGAGTTACGGAAAGAAGCCAAAGCAACCGAAACAACCCAAAAAAGAGGGGGTTTAAATGACTAAGGAAGAACAGGATCATTTAGATCGTTTAAGGAAATTACATGAACAATACAAGAAAAGGAGATAGTAATGCCAATAGTAATAGCTAGTGTAGTTAAAACAATGGCTTTGTCATTCCTAGGGAATAGCGGAGTTATTGAAAAGGTAATTATCTTATTGTTAGAATCACTTGCCAAGAAGACTGATTCAGACGTAGATGATAAGCTAGTTGCTTTGTTGAAGAAATCTTTAAATAAGAAATCTGCTTAACTAGCAGTTTCGTATTTACCCATGTGGGTTGGCACTAGACGACAATTCAATGGGTTGATAATTGGAGGAATAGCTATGATGTTAACTAAGAACTTTTCTAGTGCAGAAATGATGTGTAGTTGCGGATGTGGATCTGATGACATGGATCAAGATTTTATGACTATACTGCAGAACATTAGAGAAGAGATGAATAGACCTTTAAAGATTAGTAGTGGAGTACGTTGCGCTAAACATAATTCACTAGTTAGCTCAACTGGCAATAACGGCCCCCACGTTCCAAGAACTAAAGGTACTATGGCGAGTGATATTTTAATATCTGGAGCTGATGCACTAAGACTTATAGATATTGCCAGGAAGCATGGTGTAAGTGGAGTAGGTATATCGCAGAGAGGGCCACATGCTAAAAGATTTATACATATTGATACACTCTCTGACGATAAACATCCTAGACCTACTATGTGGTCGTATTAGATATGGCAGATGCTAATAGTCCTACTTTTACATATTCAGATGATGAGTTTATGTGTGTGTTTAATCACATTCTTACTAATGAAAAAATTGCAGAACCAGTTGTAGATATAGATGCTACGCTACCTAGTGCACAATACGATAGTTTAGAATTAGTTATGTTATTTGGTTGGCTCTCTGAGATGTTTAATATTGATTTTGATTTAGTAGATGTGGATGCACTTTTACTTAAAAAAGATGTAACATTAAGAGAACTTAAAGATGTGGTTGCTGATACTGCAACTATTAATCTTAGTTTTAGTGATTTAGAGAGTTACAATATATGCCAATAACATCTGGTAAATGTAACTATATACAAAAAGGGCAAGCTACGTTAATACACGGTTATAGTGTAGATTTAAGTGGATCTATAGTGATAGGCATATTCATAGGTAAGCAGATAAGAGATAAATTTAATTTTGCAGATGTATGGAGACACTTTGTAACTAACATAGTAAAAGAAAAGAATATATATTGTGTTATATATGACGGGGCAGTAGACACCCATGTATTTAAAAACCAAATGGAGTATCACTCTATTATAGACGGATTAAAAGTGTATAAAATAAATAATTTTGTATTAGATAATCCTGCTGCTTATCCAAATATTATAACTGAAGTTGTTTAATGGCCATTGTTTCTCCTGGAATAAAAAATATTACTGAGTCTGATTCTGCAGAATTGGTGGATTGGAAAAGTCCTCCTAGCTTACTTGATTTAAAGCAAGACTATTCAGCAGCTAAACCCGCACATACACTACATACTGCTGCTGTAGATAGGTGGCTAGATGTGCTAGAGGGAACTCAAGTAATTAATGCTAAAAAAGGCAGAAGTAGAATAGTACCTAAATTAGTTAGAAAGCAAGCTGAATGGCGTTACTCTGCATTAGCTGAACCTTTCTTATCTACAGATGATCTATTTAATACTGCTCCTGCTACCTTTGAAGATAAGCAGTCAGCTGTCCAAAATGGGCAGGTATTAAATTACCAGATTAATTGCAAAATAAATAAAACTAAATTTATAGATGAGTATGTTAGAGCTGCTGTAGACGAAGGTACAGTTATAGTAAAAGTAGGTTGGGAGTTTGAAGAAACTACTAAGGATGTAGAAGTTCCTGATTTTGAATTACAACCTACTGCAGACGCAGAAGCAACGCATCAGCAGTTACATACTATGATGCAGGAGTCTCCCGAGCAGTATCGTGCAGAAATACCTATAGAAGTCCAACAAGCTCACGAAGTAACTATGCAACAGGGGACTCCTGTACTCCCAGTACAAGTGGGTTCACACACAGAAGAACAAACTATTACTACCAAAAATCAACCCATACTAGAAGTATGTAACTATAATAATATAGTTATAGATCCTACTTGTAATGGAGATATACAGGAAGCAAAGTTTGTAGTGTATAGTTTCGAATCTTCCCTTTCAGAATTAAAAAAAGATGGTAGGTATAAGAATTTAGATTCAATTAACTTTGATGATAACTCTATTCTTAGTGAACCAGATCATGCTATTACAGATGATAGTAATTTTGTTTTCCAGGATACACCCAGGAAACAAGTTGTAGTAAAAGAATACTGGGGATACTGGGATATACATGATACAGGAGAAGTAGTACCATTTGTTGCTTCATGGGTAGGAAGTACTATTATAAGGTTAGAAGAAAATCCATATCCAGATAAAGAGTTACCTTTTGTTTTAGTTCAGTATTTACCTAAAAGAAGAAGTATTTACGGAGAACCTGATGCTCACTTGTTAGAAGATAACCAAAGGATTATCGGAGCAGTAACTAGAGGGATAATAGATGTTATTGGTAGAAGTGCAAATGGACAACAAGGTATTCGTAAAGATGCCCTAGATATTACTAATTCCAGGAAATTTGAAAGGGGGGAAGACTTTAAGTTTAATGCCAATACAGATCCTAAGTCTGCTTTCTATATGGAAACTTATCCAGAGATTCCTAGATCTGCATTAGAAGTGTTAAATATGCAGAATAATGAAGCAGAATCACTTACAGGCATAAAAGCATTTACCCAAGGCATTTCAGGGCAAGCTTTGGGGTCTACAGCAACCGGAATTAGGTCTGCTCTTGATGCTACATCAAAAAGAGAATTAGGTATCCTTAGACGGCTCTCTGACGGTTTAAATCAAATTGGACGAAAAGTTATATCTATGAATGCTGAATTTCTCGATGATGAAGAAATTATAAGAATAACTAATAATGAATTAGTTGCTATTAATAGAGATGATTTAGGTGGTAAATATGATATTAAACTAAATATATCTACTGCAGAAGCTGATAATGAAAAAGCACAAGAATTAGCATTTATGTTGCAAACAATGGGTAATTCGTTACCATTAGATATGTCTAAGATGGTTTTAAGTGATATTGCCCGGTTAAGGAAAATGCCTGAGCTAGCTAAGCAAATTGCAGAATATCAATCTCAGCCTGATCCGTTAGCTCAGCAAAAAGCACAACTAGAACTGCAGTTACTACAAGCGCAAATAGCTAATGAAACCGCTAAAGGACAAGAAAATGCTATAGATGTTCAGTACAAAACAGCTAAAACTCAAACTGAGATAGCTAAAGCTAGAGGATTAGATAGTCAGTCTGACTTAAAAGATTTAGACTTTTTAGAACAAGAATCCGGTGTAGGAAGGGAACATGAGAATCAAATAGCTTCGTTAAAACATAATCAAAATATGGAATCTAAAGATCATAGTAGATTATCCGATCTT